AATAGAAACAAAAGAAGAAAAAATAGTTTACGAAACAAAAGCGATCAAAAGCAAAAAGAAAAATGCGCCAAATAAAAATAAATAGCACAACAGGATCAGAAATTATTACTGTTAGTGATGTTAAAAACTTTGTTAGGATTGATACATCGGAAGATGATGCGTTAATAGGAACCATGATCACAGCTGCAAGAATAGCAGCCGAAAATTATATGTCCAGAGATATAGTCGCAAAGACAAGAACCTATTATTTACCATCAGTTAGATTAGATTTATTAATCGATGTGCCATTTGGTCCAATAGCATCAATTCAAAGTGTTACAGGCACCGTAGATAATACAGCTTTACAATACAATGTATTTGGTTTAGATGATAAAATCGTAGAATTAGTTGGCGATTCAGTTAATATCAAGATAAATTACACCACATCCGGCATGAATGATGGCCTATTAAAACAGGCATTGTTAATGATGGTTAGTACTTATTACGATAATAGAACTGATTACGTTACAGGAACCATTGTGCAGGATGTACCATCATCAGCACAAAGTATTTTAAATGGGTATAAAGCAATGTTTATATAATGGCATTAACATCTGGTGATCTAAAGCAAAGAATTATAGTTAGCAGATTAACAAAAACTGCTGATGGTTATGGTGGTTGGACATCTACAACATCCACTGTGGGTACATATTGGTGTAGAGTTTTAGAAACATCCGGTGATCTTATAGCCAAGAATGGGATTAGATCACTTGAAACACAAATTGAGATTATGATTAGAAGGCCAACAGCTGATCTAATTCAAAATCAAGATATTTTACAGGTTGAGGGTAATGCCTCCACATATAGAATTAATTCTGGATACCAAACCATTGAAAATTTTTGGGTTAAAATAACTGCCACTAAATTAGAGGCATAATGGCTAAAAAGGATGGCATAACTATTAATGAAGGGGATCTAAATGCTTTAAAGAAAAAGATCCAACAGTTAGGCCAATTGGCAGCACAAGAATTGTCCAATGAGTTAGCCTATACAGCTGCATTTGCAGTGCAAGGCATGAAAGTAGATGTTAAAAAAGATACCGGCAATTTAATGCAAAGCATCTTTTTTGAAAGGGTTGGGAAAAATAGAGTTAGCATATTTGCCAAGGCACCATATGCGCCATACGTTGAATTTGGCACCGGTAGAAAAGTAGATTTAAGCCATTTAAAGGCATTAGGGTTTAATGACTCTTATGCAGCACAATTTAAGGGCAAAGGTGTTAAGGATGTGGTATTGCCTGCAAGGCCATTTTTCTTTACAAATGTTAAAAAGGAATTGAATAAATTAGAAATAAGATTAGATAATAAATTAAAACAATTGACTAAATAATGTTAGAGGCAATCCAATTTATTCGCAAGGCGATCATTACCAGATTAACGGGCCACATTACATTAAATGCTACGGTGTTACCGGTTTATAACAGGGTGCCAAGCACATCAGTTTATCCATATATTTACGTTTATTCAGTTAGTACTAATGAAGCTGATTTTAATCAGTCAAGTTACATTACTGAAACAATTACAAGAATTGAAGTAGTAACAAGATTTAGTGGCGATTCGGGTGGTGAATTACAAGCAAATCAAGCAATTTCACAAATTTTACAATTAATTAGAACCAGATCAGCAGGATATTTTGATTTATCAGCAGATGGGTTTTCTGTGTTTACCTGCGTAAATGAAGGAACTACCTATTTAATGGATGAGGATGCAGATTATACCTATTTTCGTGGCATAGTAGAAATAAGCAATAAAATTCAACAATTATCATAATGGAATTAAGGGAAACAATAATAGCATTAGTTACATCAGCAGGATCTGCATTCATAGGATGGATAGTAGGTAGAAGAAAAGAGAATGCCGATATAAGTACAATACAGTTAGAAAATTCTCAAAAAGTTATAGATATGTTTACTGCCATGAATGAAAAATTGGAAGCGAAAGTGGATCAATTAAGCAAAAAGGTAGATGAATTGACTATAGAAATTGAAAATTTGCGTGAAGAAAATCACAATTTAAAAATAGGTAAATCACCAAAGCCTATAAAAACAAAACCAAAAGAATAAGAATAAAGTAAAAAAACAAAACCAATAAAGTGAAAATAACATCCTGCAATCAGTTAGGAATTGATTTAATTAAGAAATTTGAAGGGTTTAAATCTAAACCTTACAAATGTCCTGCCGGAGTTAATACCATTGGGTATGGATCTACATTTTATCCAGATGGTAGCAAAGTAAAATTAACGGATTCGGAAATCACAGAACAAAAAGCCACAGAATTATTGATGGATTTATTAAAGCCATTTCAAAAGTCAGTGGATTCATTTTGTAGGGATGACATAAACAGCAATCAATTTAGTGCGTTATGTTCATTTTGCTATAATGTGGGGCCAAATAATTTAAAGGGATCTACCTTATTAAAAAAGGTAAATAAGGATCCTAATGATTTATCAATCAAAGATGAATTTCTTAAATGGAATAAATCAGGGGGTAAAACATTAACCGGATTAACCATTAGAAGAATGGCAGAGGCAAAACTTTATTTTTTATCATGAAATATTTAGGATTCATACTAATCATTTTTAGTTTTTCGTGTAGATCAGTAAAGCAATCACCTGTAATCACTGATCAAAAAGATTCAGTGGTGATTACCAAAATAATCACAGAATATAAAGAATTAAAAGATACTATATTGATCATAAATCCATGCGATTCTAATGGCATTTTAAAGCCATTTAGAGAAAGAATAAAAGGTCAGCAAGGTGAAGTGATTATAAGCGAAAAGAAAGGCAAATTACAGGCAATTGTGCATTATTATCCTTATGTTAAATCAGATCAATACAGAACCGAATATAAGTACATCACTAAAACCATTTTTAAAGATCCTGAAAATCAAAAATCGGGATGGTTTCAAACATTGGTAAATCAGATATTAATTATCCTCGTATTGTTAGCAATCGGCCAACAAATTTTTAAACGTTTTTTTGCCTAAATTGCACAAAAAATAAAGGCAATATTAAATGGCTACATTAACCGGTAAACTTGTTGCAGATACCTACAAAGCGCTATTAAAATTAATAGATAACGATATATTAACGGCAAGTGAAAAGCAGATTTCAGATGGTTTTGGTGGTGGATCAGGTGTATTTATTGATCAAAATGGATTTTTAAGAGCATCACAATATAAAGTAACAGGTGGAACATCATCACAATTTTTAAAAGGTGATGGATCATTAGATTCAAACACCTATTTATCATTAGCTGCTGCCAATGCTTTATATCTACCAATAGGATCTACCACAACAGCCATAGCTGAGGGTACACGATTATATTTCACTACAGGCAGAGTTTTAGCCACCACATTAACCGGTTTTGTAGCAGTAACAGGAACAGTAACGGCATCCGATACTATTTTATCAGCTATTGAAAAAATATGGTGGAATATTGAGAATGGTGGTGGTGGTGGAGGCGGAGGCTATGTGCCATATATCGGGGCCACACAGGATTTAGATTTAGGTACATACGGTTTAATTTCTGATTTTATTCAATTAAATGAAATTAATACGGAAATTCCGGTGGATGCCGGCACCATGTCGTGGAATGATGCAGATGGAACAGCTGATTTAATTTTAAAAGGCGGTAATGTTACATTACAGGTAGGTCAAGAAGAAGTAGTAAGAGTAGTAAATAAAACCGGTGATGATTTATTAGAGGAAAATTATCAAGCAGTTTATATTAGTGGGGCGCAAGGTCAAAGATTAAAAGTAGATTTAGCATTAGCTACCACAGATGGAACATCAGCCGGCACATTGGGTTTAGTTACAGAAACAATTTTAGACAATGAAGAAGGTTTTATTACATCATCAGGGTTAGTTAGAAAAATAGATACCACAGGAGATCTGCAAGGTGAAACATGGGCTGATGGTGATGTACTTTATTTATCACCAACAGTAGCAGGAAATATTACCAATGTAAAACCTATAGCGCCAGAGCATACGGTGATTATGGGTTTTGTAGTTTATGCCCATGCAAATAATGGTAAAATTTATGTCAAGGTAGATAATGGATATGAGTTAGATGAATTACATAATGTATTGATTACATCAGTTGCAGATAAAAATGCATTAATATATGATGATGTAGAGGAGGTTTGGAAAAATCAGAGCATTTTTGGAACTAATGTAGAGTTAACAGCAGTAGCTGATAAAGACATATTAGTATATAATGATTTAGAGGCAGTTTGGAAAAATCAAAATATTTTTGGTACACAGGGATATGTACCATATTACGATGATACATTATTAATGAATGACAGTACATTATTTACTGATGGTACTGATTTTGCAATTAATACAACAACAATAATAAGTGGGGTGCCATTGCGTGTAAATGGTACTGTTTCCATGAATGCGCTATGGTTTGATACAACACCTGTTTTAAGAGATATTTTTGGAATATTAACATTAAGTGTTTTATCGAGTGGATCAAGTATTAAATTACAGAATTTTGCAGGTAATCAAATGGCTTTATTCAAGTCAAATGGTGTTGCATTAATTGGTGATAATTTTGACAATTTAGTCGATAAATTACAAGTTGATGGAAGTGTTTTAAGTACGGCATTTAAAACTGTTGGAGGTAACGCATCACAATTAACATTGGGTAATGGTGGATTATTATACATAGCAGATTTACCATTTTTGGTTAATGTTAATGGCACAAATAATTTTGTTATTAAATATTTAGGTACAAATAATGCCATTGAAAGTCAGATTTATGATAATAATTCAGGGGTTTCAATCAATACAACTACAGTAACTGAAAGATTTAATGTTAATGGATATTCTTTAGCTACCGGTTATAAAATACCAAGTGGAACATCAAGCCAATTTTTGAAAGCTAATGGATCAGT